TCAAGTTTTTGCCTGCATACACTTTATACATCAAACCTTCATTGGTTTGTCTGCATACAGCTTCTACAATCATGACTTTTTGTTTTGGATTTTCTAATGCCTGTCTTTTGATTGTGGCATCATATTCACCATACATTTCAAAAGCCATTTGGGCTGTGATATGGTGTTCTCTGAAAATTGTTTCTATCTTGTCATTGTATTCTGATAAAAAATATAATTGGTTTGTAGGTATTGCCATAAAATCAATACCCATTGGCTTGTGATAAAGTGCCATTGCACCTGTGCCTGATATTACAGCATCCATTAAGGCTTCAGATGCCGCTGTATAAAAATTGGAGTCTCTAATTACTTTGAATACTGTCTTGTTTGTTGTGTCCAACAGTCTTTTTATATCTGTTGCAACACGTTCTTTGACATCATCTCTGACATCAATGTATGCCCATTGTTGATTTTGTGGAATAAGCAAACCTAGTATTGTTGATACCAAGTTCTGCACACTATCAGTAGCAGTTGAGTCAAAAAGTTTTGATCTGTCTGTGTTGCTTTCATACGTTCTCCAAATATCTCTGTTTGGAAAAGTAAAATTATATGCTTCACTTATTTCATCTTCGTGTGAATGTCTGGCTTCTTTTGCCAATGTATATGTTTTTCTAGTTACTGGATCCATGTATTAACCTAACAAATTTTTTCTTTCAAAATTGAACGGATCTTCAACACCAAGTGCGCCTGTTGATCTCAGCTTGTTTCTACCTGCTCTTGCATTGGCTCTACGTCTTTGTGCTTCTGCAGACTCTTTGGCTCTTGCCTCACGTTCTTCTCTCAATCTTGTATCGTCAGCTTCTTTACGAGCTTTTTCATTTGCCCTTGCAACCTCTAATGGATCAGGTTGTGGGGGCATTTTTGGTTTCAAAAATCCCATATGTTTATCCTAATAAGTTTCTTCTTGTGCCTGTGTAAGCATCTGAAATGCCAAGAACGCCTGTTTCAGTTGCGCCTCTTCCTGCACGTCTTCTTCTTCTAACTCTTTCAACACCTTCTTTGCCTTCTACTTGATCAATGTCCATTGCTGTAATGACATCATCTTCTTCTGGCTCAGGTTTTGGTGGTGGTGGAGCTGGTGGTGGAGGTGGAGGTGGTGGAGGACTTGACCTTCTTCCCATACAAAGTGCTACAGGACCTTCATATTCGTATGAATCTTCTTCTATTACTTTGCCATCCTGTATAACAATTTTGTTGTAAATTTTCATAGAGTAACTCCTTAATATGTTATTATTTAGCCTTTTAATTTCCCGTCAGTTTGCTGACACCACCTGCAAATTTGATAGGTGACTGAATCAGTGGTATTTTGGTTACATCTACAGCAGGTTCTGGCAGTTTGCTGATTGCCATTGCTGTTGCATCTATGCAGTCATCAAATCTACAGTATGGAAATTCTTCTAATTGGCTCATGTAGTGCGAATTATCTAGCACTCTTTGATGCACTTTCATTTTACCAATTTTGATAACAGGCTCTAATTGTTGTGCAATAAAGTTCAATTTACCTTGCTGTCTAAATTCAGGTATAATTACAACTTGTTTCTTTTTGTCACGTGCTGTTCTACGCAGTTCATTCTGCAATGTTGGTGAAAAGTTTTCTTCAACATAAACATGACCAACTTTGTGTTTGTCACAAACATCAATGATCATTTCACACTGATAGGAAAAATCCTTTTCTTTGGCAGATGGTAATTCAATAACATCATGCACATAGATAAATCCGTCCATATCACGTGCAACAATGCTCAAAACAGATTGATCTTTACCACGCATACCTGTTGCAGGATCCCATGCCGCAACCAACCTTTGTATTGTGCTGTCACCTAAATTAACAACAGGTATATAATTGCCCATTGGTTGTGGTAAATGTCTCACAGTTAATTCTTTTTCATATACTTCAATTCTGTCTATATCCATTAATGATTGATAAGTTTTTGATGGCACCAACATATATTGTGATAACCAGTCACCTTCTGTGGATTCTGCTTTTTGTCTTTCAATCCAATCCCAATCAAAATGTTTGTCAGGATGATCAGGCCATGCAAGTTTACCTTCTTTGTTGAATATTGGTTTTTTCATTATTGTTTTGTAACCAATGTTCTCACAGTGAGTAAAAATTGTTTCTTCGTGATGTGGTGTTCCAATCAACATGATTTGGTTTGCAATTTTACCAAATTCTTGCACTCTATCTTTGATAAATTCTCTGGCATCTTCTGTTTGAACGTTTGTAGATACCTCAATATCATCAGCCAAAATTTCAGTGGCGTGCATCCCTGTAAATGATGATTGCAATGAAGTAACTGTCACAGATGGATTCAATTGAATGTAATCTCTATCAACTGAAAACTGTTGCACCTGCCAAGTTTCATAATCACTTTTCAAATGTCTTGTGAGTGGATTTGTTTCAATGATGGATCTAATCATCTGTGAATTACGCAATGCAAGATTACGTTTTGCAGAAATGATTATACAAGTGTAATTGGGATCACACAAAAGTCGCCAAACAACATAGCAACAAAGAATGTAACTTTTGCCTGCGTGTCTAAAAACCTGTAACAGTTTTCTTTCTTTGTTTTTGTGGTGTTCTAACCAATCACATATTTCAACATGAAGTTTTGGTGTTTCATATCCACTCAGCAGATTTTGTGTGTCTAAAAATACTTTGAATGGTATGTGCATTATTCATCTGCTTTTTTGTCTTTGTTATCACCTTTGGCAATTCTTTCCATTGCTTGTTTGAGTAAACTTTCTGATTGTTTTTTCTCATCACCTGACAGTTCATTCAACGGTTTTGATACACCTGACAATGATGTAGCCAAGTGTTTGAGCATCTGTAATTTTGCTCTTTTTGAATTGTCTAAGAATGTGATTTTTTTGACTCTGTGTGGATCATCTAAACTAGGATAAGGTTCTTTGAATAATTCGTGTGCTTGTCCTACTTCTGAATCCCAATAGTCTTGTGCAAATGTTTTGAGTAAATCAGCATAATCGTCATGCTTGTGGATGTCTTTTTTTCTTCCAGCCATAATATTTCCTTTCAGTTCTATTTGAAATATTTATGGCTAAATAAAAGTAGAACCTAATATGCCATTAGGCTCTCCTAAAATACGCGATAGATGTGTGTGGCTTCCTACTCCCTAGTATGTCACACACATCAACTTTTTCCCCAATCTTCATCATCATCCATTAATCTTGTTTTTGCTTGTTCCAAACAGTCCCAACCAAAATCTGTCAATTGACTGACATCTTCACCTAGTGCTTTTTCCCAATCATTGTATTCTGCAATATCATCAAAATTTTCTTCTAACCATGAATACATTTGGTCAACAATTTCATCATATTTCTGTCCTACAAAGTCATTAAGTCCACGTAAATCTGGTGTATCACTCATACAATTTCCTTTCAAAATGAGAATGGTTCTTAATTCAGTATAGGAAAAAAATATCAAATGTCTATTTTTTTGGTGTGCGTGATTTTTGGCACACCTTGTTGGCACACCTTGCATAAGTCTATGTTTTTATTGGGTTTTTAGGAGGGAATAACTGCAATGTCAAGAAACCTACTGTGCCACATCTTGGAAAAAAACCCTTGCAAAACAGGCATTTAGAGGTCGTTCTAAGTTCAACGTTGTCTTATAATGTAGGCACACTAAGGCACAGTTTTTTGTTCCTAAATAGTGTTGCGTATTAACAAAGGAGAACATTATGAGACATATAATACAACAAGGTCTGGCATTATACCAAAACAATAATTCACCTGTGTGGAGAGCAGTTTTCAAAGTAGGTGGAGAAACAATCAGAAAAACAACTGGCGAAAGAGATTTTGACAAGGCAAGTAAAGTTGCAAGTCAAATGCATTTTGATATGACCTATATCAAAGAAAAAACCAATCAGTTGGAAACAATAACATTTGGCAAAGCATATGCAGAAGCATGGGCAAAACAAAATGCCAACAATGAAAAAGGTATCTATGTTAACACAAGATTAACAACTAGAGACTATACTGCAAGAAAACACATACTACCATTTTTTGCAGACAGAATGGTCATAGATATTGATACCAAATTGGTGCATGAATGGTTTGACTGGCGTGATGCAAACTGTGGTAAACTTGCAGGTTCATCAATCAGAGACTTGTATGGCACAATTAGATGGGTTTTGAATTGGTGCATTGTTGAAGGTTATTATCAAAAAGTAGATGCAGACAACATCAAATATCCATCTGTCACCAACAAACAGACAAGACGTGCATATTACAATTTAGAACAACAAAAGAAATTGGTGTTTTCATTAGAACAATATGTGCAACGTGCAACCAAGGCACATGAAAGAATGTTGCGTAAGGATCTGCAAGATTTTTGTTTGTTGATGTTGGCATCAGGTTGTAGACCATCTGAGATGTTGCGTGTTGGTTCAGATGCATTCAAAGAAGTCAAAGTTGGCAATCAAAAAACATATCAAATGACAGTGATACATGGCACAAAAAATCATCCACGTGGTAATGTGATACTGTTGCCTTTTGCATATGAAATTGTGCGTAAGAGAATTGCAAGATATGAAAACAAAGATATATCATTGTTGAACAACTTTTGGCCCAATCATCAAAACTTCAAAAACATATTCAACACATTTTCCAAATGGGCAGGACTTGTGAGAGATGACAGAGGTGAAAAGTTTTGTCCCTACTCTCTGCGTCATTCATATGCAACCAATATGCTCAAACAGGGTCATGTATCAATGCATATGTTGGCCAAGCAAATGGGAACATCAGTGGGTATGTTGGAAAGACATTATTCACACGTTC